TACGAAAAGAGTTTGAGGAGGAGAAGGTAACCTTAGAGACACGTCTTAATGTGCATGTGCGTAACCTTATGGGTGACACACCTATTAACATTAACTCCCCTGAGCAGATGTCTAATGTTATATACAGCAAGAAGCCTAAGACTAAGAAGGAATGGGTGGAACTCTTTGATCATGTTGGAACTATTGATGAGTACAAGTCTACCGTGACAGCTAACACAGATCGTATATTTAAGACGCAAGCCTACACCTGTGATACGTGTGAGGGTACAGGTAGTACGTACCGCATCAAGAAGGATGGCACTAAGTATGCAAGACCTAACAAGTGCAAGGACTGTGAAGCAAGAGGCTACCGCCTTAAACAACTGAACCAAGTGGCAGGCCTTAACTTCTTTGCACCTAACAAGGAGTGGGTCAGCGCTAATGGATTCTCTACATCAAAGGGTAACCTAGAGATACTCATCGCTACGGCTAAGACTAAGGCAATGTATAATGCCGTGGAGTTTCTTACGGACTACCGTAGGCTCAACGCTGTGGGTAGCTACCTGTCAAACTTTGTTGACGGTATTGACTTGTTCACTAAGCCTGATGGTTTCCTTCATGTAGACCTGTCCCAAACTACTACAACTACTGGGCGGTTTAGTGGGCGTAACCCTAACATGCAGAACATGCCAAGAGGTAACACATTCCCTGTTAAGAAAGTGTTTGTATCACGTTGGGATGGCGGACTTGTCTGTGAGGCTGACTTTGCCCAGCTTGAGTTTAGAACCGCAGCGTTCTTAGCGCAGGATGAGACAGCCATGAAGGAGATTGACACAGGGTTTGATGTACACAGCTACACGGCTCAGGTCATCACTGATGCAGGGGAACCAACGACACGACAGGAAGCTAAGGAGCACACCTTCGCACCCCTCTTTGGGGCTACAGGGTACGGCAGGAGCAAGCCAGTCGCTGCTTACTATGCACACTTCAATGAGAAGTACCAAGGCGTAGCTAAGTGGCATAAGAAACTAGGGAAGGAGGCCGTTAACCTACTGAAGATTACTAACGTAAGCGGTAGGCAGTACGCATTCCCTGACGTACACCGCAGAGAGAATGGCAGCATTAGCCACATGACTAACATCAAAAACTACCCTGTGCAGGGCTTTGCTACAGGTGATGTAGTACCCGTGGTACTGATGGAGTTGGACGAGAGGCTCAAGCCTTTGAAGTCATGCTTGGTTAATACTGTACACGATTCTGCAGTCATAGATATACACCCAGAGGAGAAGGATAATGTAATAGCTATCATACACAGTATGAACGAAGATCTAACTAACATTATAGCAGAAGCCTATGATGTAAAGATGAATGTACCCTTACTCTTAGAGGCTAAGATCGGGCCGAATTGGCTTGACACAGTAGACGTATAATGCTATAACTTAGTTTCTTTAAACCCTACCAGAAAGGTTCTTGTACAATGACAAGCACAGAAGTAACACTATCAACTGACGGACGTTCTATCGCAGAGATGATGGGTCTCTCCCAGAGCAAAGGCGGTAAGCGCTCTATGCTTGCACGGTTCAGTCAGATCCATAGCCCACTGAAGGGTGACATGGATATCAACGGTAAGTCTATCAGAGTAGATGTAGTACCTTCAGGTGCATACAAACTACTGCAGTCAGATGATAAGGTAGCGTACTCGGTGTCACCTAAGATCCGCATCTATGCACAACGTATGCAGTGGACACGTTGGGACTCAGATGAAAACACTATGGTCAAGACTGTACTCGTTAATAGCCTCAGTGGTGACCTGAAGGATAACACTGGTGGCTTCAATGCCGGGCGTCCGTCAGGCTACGTCGAAGACTTCAAGTCTTTGCCTAAGGCTACACAAGACTTGATGCGTAGCACTAAGCGTACCAAGGTTGTGTTCGGTACTGTAATCATGCAGGACGCTACTGATGAACAAGGTAATGCTATTGCTGACGAATCCATCACCACCCAGGAAATCCCATTCGTAATGGACGTAAAAAGCCGTGGTAGTATCACTGCCATTGATGACATCATGAAGTCCATTGATCGTAAGAATGCACTGCCTCTTCAGTACTACCTTGGCATGGGTGCAGAGATGCATGAGATGCCTAACGGCAGTGAGTACGCTACCTTTGAGATCAGCCTAGCAGATAAGGTAGACCTGAAGGACTCCGACAAGGACATTCTTGATGGCTTCATGGAGTGGATTAGTGGCATGAATACATACATCAATGACACTCACAATGAGAAGAGTGGTAGTTCTGGTATGTCATCTAGTGCAGAGTCCATCATCAACGATATCGTAGACATTGAGGTAGACGTTTAATGAACCACACCGCTGAATTAGCACTACATACATTCCTACAGAAGGCACTTGCAGGTGAGTCTAAAGTAGACGAAGCTGTAATCTCTCAGGTAGGCACTGAGGTAGCGAATGCTGTACGTAAGCAATTCAGCGGTGGCCCTCGCGAGGAGTTCCGACTTCGGATGTCTAACCTTGGACGTCCTAAGTGTCAACTCTGGTACGAAAAGAATGACCCTAAAGATAAGATACCTTTCCCTCCACACTTCCTAATGAACATGATCTTAGGAGACATTGTAGAGGCGGTATTCAAGGGGTTACTTCGGGCTGCTGCTGTAGAGTTTACTGACAGTGAGAAGGTTGTACTCAACCTATCAGATGGCACACCCATCAAGGGTGAGTTCGATATGATTATGGACGATAAGGTTGACGATGTTAAGTCTGCCTCACCTTGGTCATACACTAACAAGTTCGTTGACTTTGAAACCTTAGCTAAGGGTGATGCCTTTGGCTACGTGAGCCAGCTGGTTGGTTATGCTACGGCTGCTGGCAAGGGAGTAGGTGGTTGGTGGGTAATCAATAAAGCCAACGGTCACTTCAAGTATGTAGATGCCTCATCCGTAGATGTCGATCAGGAGATGCAGAAGATCGAAGATACTGTGGCATACATCAAGGAGGACAAACCTTTTGAGCGTTGCTTTGAGGCTATACCTGAGACGTATCGAAAGAAACCATCAGGTAACTTAAAGCTGGGTGTGTCTTGTGGGTTCTGCGCCTTCAAGGGTAAATGCTGGCCTGACCTGCAGACGCTGCCTTCACGTGTGTCTACTGCTAAGGTGAAGCCTGTTGTGGACTATGTGTTTATAGGAGATGAAGTTGGTAGTACGGAAGCATAACGCTAATAGATACCGCAGTGGACTAGAGAGAGTTGTAGCTGATTACCTAAAGCAAAACAAGAATGACTTCAGGTATGAAGACCTAAAGATTGAGTGGAAGGATCTCAGGTACAGGACTTATACTCCAGACTTTATCTTAGACAACGGTATCATAGTTGAGACAAAGGGTATCTTCGATAATGAGGACAGGCGTAAGCACTTAGCTGTAAGAGAACAGCATCCTGACCTAGACATCAGGCTAGTGTTCAGTAACTCTAAGGCCAAGTTATACAAGGGTTCTAAAACAACATACGCAATGTGGTGTGAGAAGAATAACTATCTGTATTCACATAGGGTTATACCCCCCGACTGGCTCCTAGAGAAGGGCAAGGCAGTCAAGACCAAGCGTATTAAACTTAAGGCAGGCTATTGATGGATGAGAAGTTCAGTATAACACTTATACTAAAGGTAGATAGGGATGCTAACTTCCTGTCTTCAGTACAAGACGCTCATCCTGAGGATGTGTATGACTTAATTAAAGATGTATTCTACGACATTGACGATGTCACAGTAGAAAACTTAGTAGTAAAGGAGCGGGTATGAGCCACATTAGTGACGGAGACTTAGATGCATGGGGTTACTACGAGGGTGAGGCTAACCCCTCTACGCTGCACCCTAGCCTCGGCTCTATCAATTACAGTAAATGGGTTGAGGGCAAGATCTTAACAGAGGGCAACGACAGGCTTGTTGAGAACACCCTCGGCCTCGTAGGTGAGGCAGGAGAAGTAGCTGAGAAGATTAAGAAACTTATTCGTGACAACTCAAGGTTTACCCCAGATGATATTGCTAAGGAGCTAGGGGATGTTGTCTTCTATTCAGCTGCTCTTGGTAATATCTTTGGTCATACACTTGAGTCAATCATTAAGTTGAACATGGATAAACTAGACGGGCGACAGGCTCGTGGAACACTAAAAGGATCAGGCGATGACCGATAACTATTTCCCAACAGACTACCAAGCATTCATCCACAAGTCACGGTATGCCAAGTACCATGAGGGTTCAGGCCGTGAGTCGTGGGAAGACACAGTGACACGTTTCTCTGTCAACGTCATCCGTGACATGGTTGACCCTGAAACTAAGTACCAGCTAGAGCAAGCCATCATGGGCCTAGAGGTCATGCCATCTATGCGATCATTGATGACAGCAGGCCCGGCAGCAGACCGGGATAATACGTGCATGTATAATTGCTCGTACCTAGCCGTAGATGACCTTAAGTCTTTCGATGAGGCGATGTTTATCCTCCTCTGTGGCACTGGTGTTGGCTTCAGTGTCGAGCGTCAGTCCATCACTAAGCTCCCCGAAGTCCCTGATGAACTCTTTGAGAGTGAGACTAACATCGTCGTCAAGGACAGCAAGGAAGGTTGGGCTAAGTCTTTCCGTCAACTGATTGCACTCCTATACAGTGGTGAGGTTCCTACGTGGGATGTGTCTAAGGTACGTCCAGCTGGTGCTCCACTCAAGACGTTTGGTGGTCGTGCCTCAGGCCCAGCGCCTTTGGTAGACTTGTTCAACTTCACTATCAACACATTCAAGAAGGCAGCTGGTCGTAAGCTGTCCTCCGTTGAGTGTCACGATATCATGTGTAAGATTGGTGAAGTAGTGGTTGTTGGTGGTGTCCGCCGTAGTGCTATGATCTCATTGTCTAACTTGTCTGATGATCGTATGCGTTCAGCTAAGTCAGGCTCATGGGGGGAGAATAATCCACAACGTGGATTGGCTAACAACTCTGTGGCCTACACTGAGAAGCCCGACAACCTGTCCTTCATGAAAGAGTGGATGGCATTAGTAGAGTCAGGCTCAGGTGAACGGGGTGTCTTTAACCGTGAGGCTTCTAAGAAACAGGCAGCACGTAATGGCCGTCGTGATTCTAACTACGAGTTCGGGACTAACCCGTGTTCGGAAATCATCCTCCGTCCAAGCCAGTTCTGCAACCTAACAGAGTGTGTAGTACGTGCAACTGATACATTGGAGACCCTTGCAGAGAAGGTTCGCCTAGCTACCATCCTTGGTACGATCCAGTCTACCTTCACTAAGTTCCCGTACTTGCGTAAGCAATGGACAGACAACACAGCAGAAGAACGACTACTTGGTGTGTCACTGACAGGCATCATGGACAATCCCTTGATGACCCTCAAGAACAAAGGATTGGAGAAGACCCTTGCTCACCTTAAAGAAGTTGCTGTCGAAACTAATGAGAAGTGGGCTGCTCTACTCGGTATTCCTGTTGCTGCTGCTATTACTTGTGTCAAACCATCCGGGACGGTGTCTCAGCTCGTCGATTCCAGTTCAGGTATCCACGCCCGACACAGCCCGTACTACATCAGGACGGTGCGTGGGGATAACAAAGACCCGATGACGCAGTTTATGAAAGACCAAGGTATCCCTCACGAACCTGATGCCTTCAAGCCTGACCAGACTACAGTGTTTAGCTTCCCGCAGAAGGCTCCCGATGGTGCTGTGTGCACTAAGGACATGACTGCTATTGAGCAGCTAGAGATGTGGCTCATGTATCAACGTAACTGGTGTGAACACAAACCCTCCGTCACCATCAACGTCAAGGGTGAGGAGTGGCTAGAGGTAGGTGCATTCGTGTACAAACACTTCGATGAGATGTCAGGTGTTTCATTCCTACCGTTCAATGAGCACACGTACCAGCAAGCACCCTACCAGGACTGTGGTAAGGCAGACTACGAAATGCTTAAGTCTGTCATGCCTGAACGTATTGACTGGTCTAAGCTTTCAGAGTATGAGAATGAGGACAACACATCAGGCAGTCAGACACTTGCATGTTCAGGTGACAGCTGTGAGATCGTCGATCTAGTTTAAGTAACTACACCCCAACCGCTAAAGGAGAAAACTTATGTTCACTGCAATAGCTATTATCTGTATGCTTGACGGCCCACCCAACTGCGAATCTATAACTAATAGACAAGTCTTCACTACGAGGGAGGTTTGCCTTCAAGATAAAGAAAATGCTTATAGATTTGCAGACTCTGTAGGTAGGTTCGTTCTCAGGTTCGAGTGCTACGACTGGGGGGTAAGTACATAATGTACACTGTCATAACTCGTGACCAATGCAACTTCTGTGATGACACCAAGGCTCTACTACGGGGCCGTGGCTTCCCTTGGACTGAATATAATGTACAATCAACTAGCTCTAAGTGGGTGTTAACTTTAATCAAGAAGGCTGGTATTACTACTTTACCTCAGGTGTTTGATAGTAAGGGCCACTTGATTGGAGGGTACACTGAGACTAAGCAATTACTGGAGAAGGATGCTAGGTGATACAGTTAGAAATGTTTAAAACTAAAAGTACTAGTGCTCTGCTAGGTGACACACTAAAGACTTGTTATAGGTGTAAGAAGGAGAAGCCCCTACAAGGTTTTAGCAAGAAGCTCAACGCTTCTGGTACTGATATTAAACAAGCCTACTGTAAAGCCTGTCAGACTGAGCATCAAAATACAGTAAAAATTCTACACATGTCTGCACCCCCTAAACCTAAGGGGTGTGACTGCTGTAGTAAAGAAGGCCACACCCTGATACTGGATCATGACCATGACACAAGTTTATTTAGAGGTTGGCTGTGTTACCGTTGCAACTCAGGTATAGGTCAACTAGGCGACGATATAGCGGGACTAGAAAAAGCACTCTCTTATTTAAGGAAGATAGATGGACAATAACGAACCTCCACAGAAGCAGTCACGTTCCCGGCGTAAGACTACATACAAGGGGGCCTCAGCTAAACCTGTATCAGGTATAGTCCCAAAGACTGAGAACCAAGGCAAGCTTATCAGTGCTATCAAGACGAGTAAGCAAGTGCTGATCCTTGGCCCCGCTGGTACAGGTAAGACTTATGTTACAGCTACATGTGCAGCAGACTTGTACACTCTCAAAGAGATAGACAAGATCGTTATCACTCGACCTCATGTAGCTGTAGGTAAAGACATTGGGTTTCTACCAGGTACACTAGAAGAGAAAGCACAACCTTGGGCGCTGCCTGTACTAGACGTACTAGTCAAACATCTAGGGCGTGGTGCAGTGGATACAGGTCTGAAGGCGGGTAACATTGAGGTAGCTACACTGGCGCTTATGCGTGGTCGTAGCTTTGACAATGCGTTTATTATTGTAGACGAAGCACAGAACATTGAGATACCTGAGATCAAGATGCTACTCACTCGTGTAGGTGAAGGTAGTACCATCGTACTCAATGGTGACATTCAACAGTCAGACCTCAAGGGTACGTCTGGTCTATCTAAGATCATTCACCTCTCTAAGAAG